TGCAGATGGCTTTGTGGCCCCTGGCACGTTTCTTTCTTTTCGAAAGACTCGTGCTGGAATTCCCGCTTTTTTGCAGGGATTCCTGTGCCGCGTGTTTGACACTGACGGTAGGCTTTTGGATAAGCCCTCTGTGGACTGTATTCGACTCGTTAGACAGATATGTCTATTCGGGAAGAAGGTGCAGCGGCCTTGCAGTCGTGCAAGGCTTCGCACCGCCACGGAGAACTTTATCCAGTGCGACCGCGAGGTCGTGACGACGCTACCCGAACCTATGCATAAGATCTATTCGCACGTGGGGTATTACCTCATGAGCGAGTTCGGTCTTGAAGGCAGGTCCTGGCAACGGGACTTTGTTCCTCGGCATGGTCCGGGTGCGACGCAGGAACGCATTTCTGGTAACCAGAAATGGCGCTTCCGAAGGTGGCACCAGCGACTCGAACGAGTCGGGATCGACTATCTTACCTACGGTAAGGGAAGTCGATTCTTAGGCGTATTGGCAAACGGCGAAATCCGTTTGACGCCTAACTGGCCAGCTTTCATCGAACCTGGTGACGAGGCACCCGTAAGGGTGGTCTTTGTCCCTAAGACTTTGAAGACACCTCGTTTCATCGCGGTGGAACCTGTGTGCATGCAGTATGTACAGCAGGGTCTCGCGAGGCTTCTGATGAGGAGAATTTCTCACTCTCCTCTTACCCGAGGTCACGTTAATTTTCGTGACCAAGGGGTTAATCAGAGGCTTGCTAAGGAATGTTCCTCTGATGGCAATTACGCCACTTTGGACATGTCCGAGGCTAGCGATCGTGTCTCCTTAGCTCATGTCGAGTCGCTCTTTCGTTCCGCCCCAGGTTTCCTGGAGTGGATGAAGGCGTGTCGCTCGGTACGAGCGCAACTTCCTGATGGTGGAGTTATCCCCCTCAAGAAGTGGGCGTCTATGGGTTCGGCACTCTGTTTCCCTGTAGAGTCGATAGTGTTCTTTGCGAGCATTATCAGCTCTATGGTCTACAGACTGGGCCTCCCGCCAACAAGACGTCTCGTGCGTTCGCTCGCGCGTGATGTCTATGTCTACGGAGACGACTTGGTCGTCCCGTCTGACATGGCACCGTCGATTTGTGATGACCTAGAGGCCTTCGGCTTCAAAGTCAACCGTCGCAAGTCTTTCTGGACTGGTCAGTTCAGAGAGTCTTGTGGCGAGGACTGTTACGCCGGCGAGAAGGTAACTCCGGTCTACCTTCGGCGTGACCCTCCTGCAAATCGGAGGGACGTACCGGGTATACTATCTACCGTTTCTACAGCGAATCAGCTGTTTACAGCTGGTTTCTGGAAGACGGCATCGGTCTTGAGAAAGACCGTGGAGGTCTCTATTGGGCAACACTTGCCCAATGTTCCTCCTGATAGCCCGGCAGTTGGTTGGCACTTCCACAGCGAAGTTGTGCCACCCAGTCGCTGGAACGAGCGTTACCAACGTAGAGAATTCTACTGTTTGGTACCCCGGACCAGGATGCAGGCGGACTCCCTCGATGGGAGCGAGCAGGCACTTGCAAAGTGCTTTGGCC